GTTTATGAGCATGTACAATCCCAATTCTACACATTCAAATTTTTAAAAAATAAAAAAATTTTATTTCTACCTAATCTTTATTAGTTGTTATCAATGTTCAATAATGGCTAGGAATGTTTATAGACTGCTGTCAATGTTAGAGGGTATTATGAGGAATGTTGCTTAATATTAACTCTGTGTATAGATGTTCTTGCAAGTACAGACTTACCCAGAGGAAAGATTTTGCTTGTGGGTAAGATTTAGGAGAGTTTCGGAAAGATTTTTTATGACCGAAATGTTCAATTTAAGCTCGAAAGATTTTTTTGAGAAGAATCTTTTACTTAATATATACTATATAGTATAGAATTAACTGGTGGACAGCCCCGTCAGGTGACAGCTGTTTCGCTGATGGAATTAAATTTTATATGGAGGGAAAGAATTTTGCCAGTAGGTTATTTTATACTCTATATTATATTTAGATTACTTTGATTAAAAGTTTTAAATATTTCCGAAATTTAAAATAATTTCAAATATCCCAAAATTTTCTGACATTTTAGTTTGTATCTTTGAGGTAACGAATTAAGCAGGAGATGTTTGAAATACTTTTAGCTATATTTGAAGGTCGCTGATAGCAAAAATCTTTGCTACTAGCTAAAAACATTGTCAAAACTAGTTTAAATATTTACTAATTATAAAAAGATGGAAGAAAATTTAATTACGAATGAAGCTATGCGTAGTATTGTTGATGACAATATTACGGATGCACAGAAGAGAGTTATAACTGTTGCTTATCATTCACAACATAAGGTAGGGAAGCACTTGAATGTTATAACATTCGGAGAGGTTAAAGAATTGTCATATGATCCTATGACTAATACAGGCTCATTACAGCCTGTAAGTTCAATTGATGAGTTTACTTTTTATTATTTATTTTGTACAATAAATAATATTACTGCTAAACATGATATTGCTGATACGCAATTGTTAGTATTGTCAGCTATTCTTAGTCGTCCTTTGGATTTTAGTTTGCCTATAGATTCTAAAGATGGTAAACTTACGGAGATTGCTAAAGAGCTTAGCAAAGATTCTAAACCTAGAACACCTAATGCTATATATCAATCGATTAAAAGATTGAGAGATAAAGGCTACTTGGTTGAAACAGAAGATAGTTTAATTGTACCTAATGCAATGTTCCAAAGAGTTCGTCAGATTATTAAGGGACAAATCAAGAAGCAAGGATTTGCTACGTTTGATTGTTTGTTTAAATGCTTTGTTGAATAATGAATAAGTATCCCAAAGGAAGACCTAGCTGGATGGGGCCGAAACCATTGACTAACCATTTACATTTAGATATTATCCTAAACACAGTTGCTAAGAAAGTTGGGAAGTCTAGTATTACAATTAAACATTGTATGTATGAAGCTTGTAAGTTCTCTAGAGAGAAGATGGCAGCTAGAGAAGTAGTAGCAATAGGATGGCCGAAGTTTGGAACATTTGAGGCGCATAGAGTTAAGACATTAAAAGAAGATAAGCCTGCACTTAAGGAATATAAGGAGAAAGTTAGAAAGGCTAAGAGCAGGAAGAAGATTATTGAATTAAATGAAGAAGTTATGGAGAATAAAGATTTGAATGGTCAACTAGATGACATTCTAGATGATCTAAATAAGCTGGATATGATGGATAAACTAGATAGTCCAGATAAATTAAACTAAAAGAAATAGTATTGAATAAGATTAAATTAATAAGTATGAAACCAAATAAACCAATTAAAGCTACTTTGCACAAAGCGAATAGCGACATTAGTAACAAGGAAAGAGAGTTACTTCAGAATGGAGGAATGAGCGAGCAAACTGCTAACTCTATGATTAAGAAGATGGAAGCTAAACAAGAGGCGATTGATGAGTATAATAAGAATTGTGGTATTATTGATGCTGCGTTTAGTAATCTTCAATTAGTAGGAAAGTCATTGATTGTTAAACTTCACAAAGAGAATTATATTAAGAATGTAACTTACTATGCTGATGGAACTCCTCTTTATGATTCTTGGATTAGTCAAGTTGATGGAAGAATGCATCCAACCGAACAACCTAAATGGATTGACAATCCGCTTCCTTATGTGTTTACAGGAGTTGTAGTTGCTATATCTCCACAAGCAGAGTTAGGATTTGAAGAAGAGGTTAATGATCTTAGAAAGCAAGGAGTTAAAGCTAAAGCTATTCAAGTAGGAGATATTGTTACACTTGAACATTTTATGTTTGCTGATAAAAGATTCTACATGGATAAGCAGAAGAGAGACTTCATCAAGAATCCACATGAGTTTAGAATCACTAACTGGGAAGGATATGTTAAGATTCATCCAACTATGATTGAAGCTGTTGTTATGGATAAAGAGAAGTTCTTATTAGAGACTTCAGCTTACGCAATGCATAAAGCAGGTTTGTTGAATTATGAGAACCAGTTACAAACAATAGATTTAGAGAATAACAATTAATCAAGATTAATATGAAAAATCCAGTAAACTTTTATACTAAGTATAGTGTCTTAGTAACATTACTAGCTGTACTTGAGCTAGAAACTTTAGCAGAAGAAAGCATGACTAATTTTAATCTGTATATCTTTCCAAAAGGAAAAGAGCTAGATAGAGAGCTTTATGATGTATTAGCTTGTGAGAAATCAAAGACTATCGAGATTGATATTTGTGCTTTTGTGTTAGGAGTTATCCAAAAGATTACATTAAAACAAGGAGAATAATGGGATATTATAGAGCTACTATTGAGGATTTCTTTGTTGGTAGAGTCTATGAGCAACAGGCAGGAGATTCTACTAAATGGATGAAATCTATATTCACTAAGGATTATCTTGAGACTAGACAAGGACATTCTTATTTTCTAGAGATTATAACTAATCTAATGAGATTTAAGGATAGATTTCCATATTATAGAATTAAGTATCTTGATGATGCAGATATTACGTCTTTTGGATTTCAAGAATATGAAGATAGAAACTTCTCTGATGAAGGGGTCTATAGAGCATTTAAACTAGGCAATAACACGTTATTATTGTTTAGTGATAGAATGGTTCAGATTTATGAAGATACTCAAAAGAAAGGCAAAATAAGCGTATCTAAAATATTTGCAGGTCAGTTGCTTGATATTAATGAATTAAAGAATGTTCTGTTGATGACAGGCATTCTTTATGATGCACAAAGAAAAATAAAATTTACAGAGCCTATATCTCAATTGGAGTAGGCTCTAATTTTAATAACTACTAAAACTAATTAAAATGGTACATGACTCTATTAAAGGGGTAATGCGTAAGGATAGTAATAGCGAGAATCCTGCACTTATTGGTGGAGAATTAATGAAGTATATGGCAATGGTAAATATCCAAGCTAGAGTATGGCATTTACAAACTACTTCTTTTGCACAACATAAAGCTTTGAATGAGGTATACGACGCTATTGGAGATTTCCAAGATACATTGATTGAGACTTTGCAAGGTTATTATAATGTAAGAATTGCTGGAGATATGAACTTTACTATTGATTCTACATTTGAGGAAAGTAAACCTGCTGCATTCTTAAAAGAGTTTAACGATTACATGCACAATATAAGTAAAACTAAAACTCTTCAGCCGAGTTGTTTAAGTAATATTATTGATGAGATTACAGCTTTCGTAAGTAAAGCTATTTATCTTTTAACTTTAAATTAATTATGAGATACTTAGATTATACTAATTATTGGCTTATACAGAAGCTAGAAAAAGATGGAATAAAGTTAATAGAAGATAATTCTAATGGTTGTAAAGTAGAAGCTTACAGAGGTTCTGAGAAGATTGGAATCTTTGTACATACAGCTAAAGCTATTGAATCATTAGGGGACGAACAAACATTTAAAGATCTGAATAAATGGATGACAAACTTAACGATGGCTTAGAAGAATATAAAGATTGTTGTGAGAATTGCAAACATGGTAATACAGAAGGTTGCATAGATTATGGAGGATTTAAGTTTGATGAAATCTTTGAGGATGAAATAGAGGGAGAAGAAAAACCAAAAAAAGTTTATTATTGGAAACCTATAAGAAATAAAGAAAATGAGTAAAAAACTTTCAACTATCTTTGATAATGGACATGGCTCTACTATCAATGGTGTTTATCAAACAGAAGGAAAAAGAAGTCCTGATTGGGCTAAAGGAGTTTTATATGAAGGTGTAGCTAATCGTTGGATTGTAAACAAGGTTATTCACAAGATGGATTATGCGAGATTGCCTTATTATCATGTGTCTCCTGAACTAGAAGATATTAGCTTAACTGAGAGAGTTAGAAGAGCTGATAAGATCTTCGCAGTTAATCCAAATACATTTGGTGTATCTGTGCACTTTAATGCAGCTGGTGGAACTGGTTGGGAAATCTTCACAAGTCCAGGTGTAACACAAGCTGATAATATTGCTGCTGAATTTATTGATGTATTCAAAAGTGCAATGCCAATTAAGTTTAGACCTGGTGGAACTGGAGCTTTGAATGAAGATAAAGAAGAGAAGTTCACAATGGTTACTGGCCCAAAAGCTCCATTTGTTTTGCTTGAGCTTGGATTCATGGATAATCCAAATGATTATGAGTTAATCTGGAATCCTAACTTCCAAGACTTGCTAGCAGATTTAATCTTTAAATCTATCCAAAGAGTCAATGAAAAGTATGGAAAATAGAATGATTGAAAATGAAAGGCTTTTCATAGGCATAATGTGTATGTTTGGAGCTTTACTAGTTAGCTGTATTGGAATTGTAATTTGGTTAAGTTTATCTATTAATGAAGGTGCAACTAAGTTAGAGGAATACAAGGAACTTAAGATTCAGAATGAATATAAATTAGATTCGTTAGATGCTCTATATGGAGCGTCTAATGTTCTAATAGAGAAGCTAGAATATGAGATTGACAGTCTCATGGATTTATCTGCCTTCTTAGGGAATACAGTTATAGCATTCTATGCAGAAGCTGATGTTAGAGAAAAAGAAAGACAACGACTTAAACAATTAAACAAGACTAAATTAAATGAGATTCATGAAATTCTTAATGATACTTCTGACATTAGTATGCTTCAGAGAGATAGCTTACGCAACTCCCTCTTTAGAAACTAAGTTTGATTCTTTACCTTATAGGATTAGATTAGCTAATGGAGAACAAGCTGTTGTTTATTCTATGAATCAAGATGCAGAGATTATTCTCTGCTTTGAGGAGAGATTAATGCTTCAGAGGGAACTAGAGCAAGCTGAACTTCTATTAGATTCTTGTTATAGTATAATTGGAACTTGTGAGAATCTTAATCGAATTAACAATCTAGTTATAGATAGCTATAAGAGAAGTATTAAAGAGTATGATAATAAGAATTATATTTTAACTCAGAAGCTTGTAGTTGAAAAAGATTATGCTGATAAGCTTGAGGATAAGCTTGATGAAGCATATAAAAAGAGTTATAAATCAAAAATAAGAAATACTATATTATTTACAATTGGAGGAACTGTTATTGCAGCTTTATTAACAACTGTTATTGTTAAATCTGTGCTGTAATACTTCAGATTGTTTGGCTATAGAATGAGTATTTTTAAGTAAAATAAATTAGTTAATAATTAAAATTTATAAAAGATGAAATCGGATAATAAGAAAAAAGTTATAGTTAAGACTGAGAAAACTAAAGTTGTAAAAGTAGCTCCTGTTGTAAATGAAGTAGAAGTTACAACTAATGTAGAAGCTATTAATTATAACAAGTTAACTAAAGATGCTTTGATTAGCATCTGTAAGGAATTAGACAATTCTGTAGTTAGTTTAAGCAAAGAGTTAGCAGATGTTACAGCTATTGCAGATAAAGCTAAAGCTAAGGAAACTGAGGCTAAAGTAGCCAAAACTAAAGCTACTAAGATTGAGTCTAAATACAATGAGTTGAAGGATATATTTGAGAAATGTATTGATACTGTTAATCATTTAACTATTGAGAATGAAAAATTAACTGTTACATTAGCAACTACAAATGATGCTCTTGCAACAAGTAATGCTAAGGTTAGTTTAACTGAAGCAGTTGTAGGAACTTTAAATAAAGATATTCATCATTTAGAAGTTATGAATAAGGCAATGACAAATTCTACACTATTAGATAAAGTTAAAACTTACTTCTCAGGCTTATCAACTGGTAAATATTATTTGGAGATGTTAACTATGGTTTTAGTTCTAGGAGTAATTGGTGTAAGTTCGACTATTGGAATTAGTTGTGCAGCTAAAGCTTTAGGATATACTAGCTTGTCTAAGTTTAGTTTTATTTTCTTTTCAGCTTTGTATAGCTCAATTATAGTTTATGTAGTTGGTTATGTTCAAGGTTACTGGGTAATACTGAAAGAGTGGTTTAATGGTAAACAATTAAATTCACAATCAAAATAAATTAGTACACATTTTAGTTAGTTATTTTAAGTCCATGCTAGTAACATGGACTTTTTTATTTTAAATATTTAAAATATGAGTAAGAAATTTAAACTGCCTTCAATTAGGCAAATAACAATAGAGAACATTATTAACTTTGTAGAAGGTAACTTTAATTATCTTAGAGCAAAGAGTGCCTTCCTTAAACTCCCTAAACATATACAAGAACAAGCTACTTATAGAGCTTCATTATGCAAACCTTGCTTAGAGATTGGCTCTTGTATGAAGTGTCATTGTCAAACCCCTCAAATGTTTTATTCTCCGAAGAAAATTGATAAAGATGAGAAATGGAGCATTATGCTTGGAGAATATGAATGGGCTCAATTTAAGCTAGATAATAATATAGATATTGAAGCTCTGGAGAAAGAGTATGATTTAGCTTCCCTTGAGGTTAATAGAGAATATGATAAGGAAACAATCAATGAGCTTCCAAATATAGAATTAAATAACATTATCAATCAATTGGATTTGTATGTAGCTGAAGATATTACTTTATTAGATAATATTAAACCTTCAGTTGATAATAAAGCTGAATAATAAACCTAGAAGAAATGCGATTAAAAGATAAACTTTTCACAATTATAAATGATCAGCCTTATTTGAATCCTGTTGGACTTCACATTGCTGAATTTGAAGCGCTTCGTGCAGCTGATAAAACAGAGGCTAAGATTGAGTATGCTAAATCGTTAGCTTATATATATCATATGTGGGAATATGACTCTCCTTATTATGATAGAAAGAATAAAGAATCAGAGATTATCAGAGACTTCATAGGAAAGGCTACATGGAAACCAAGTAAAGCTTTGCTTAAAGCTTATGATAAATATATTCAACTTGATGAATGTGCGGAGAAAAGATTGTTAGATGCAGCTGTTACTTCATGTGATAGAATTGCATCAGACCTTAGCACACTTAAACAAGAATCAGATCAGCTAGAACTTTTACTTAAGGAACTTGATGTAAGTATTAAAGCTAGCGATAAGATAGAGAAGAAAGTAGACTTAATGAAAATTAAACTTGACTTTCAAGAACAGAAGATGAAGATTAGTAAATCAATTGTAGATACTTTACCAAAAGTAGAGAAGGCTATTGAGACTGTACTGAATCTTAGAAAGAAAGTTACTAAAGCTGTGTTTAAAGGAGAATCAACAGATTCAGTTATAGGAGAGTTTCTTTATGATAAATTAATGAATGAATTAAGTTATGAGCAAGATCAAGACGAGGAATAATACATTATATTTACCAAAGGAAAACATCTGGGTTAATCCTAGATGTTTTAAGCTTAAGACAGTTGAAGACATTATCAATGAGATTCCAAAGGAACTTGAGCTACCATCATTTAGAAATGTCTATGGAACTTTAACTAGACTATCCAAGCAAGATCCTATAGCTAATACTGTATGGGATTATGTTTGGTTTAAGGATTGTTCTATATTTAGTCCAGCGGCCATAGCTTTTACAGCTTCAGAGAAAGCTACTTTAGGAACTAATATGAAGCCTGCATATACAACTCATATAGATGGAACTATCGCACATAAGAATTTCTGGAAGGAAGAGCTTAAGCGTATTATGAATGGCTATGAACCTATTGTTGATGGAGAGCCTTGTGGAATTAGAATTAGTGGAGAGTTTTATTTCTATCTTAATTATTGTCGAATAGAGAAGATGAAGGAGGATCCTCTTACTGGTAAGTTTAAACCTGTTAAGGATTTTCCAGACTTTCTTGCTATGGACTATTACTTCTTCAAGGAAGTAGATGCTCTTGAGAGACCTCATCTTTATGATTTAGATGATAGTTATAAGAAAGTAGGCTTAACAGTTGTTAAGTCTCGTCGTAAAGGATTTTCGTATAAAGCTGCTTCTGGAGCTGTATGGATTACAGCATTTCCTAAATCTAGAAGCTCTTCACCAAAGGTTCTTATAGCATCTGACACAGGAAAAGATGCTACACTTTGTTTTAAGAAAGCTATGATTATGATAGATTGGCTTACAGAGTATACTCCTTTTGGTAGACAGAATCCAGGTAATCCTAGAACTAATGGTGGATGGAAACATATTCAAATGTCTATGACAGATGATTCAGGTACATTTACATTTGGTTTACAGAATACAAAGACAGGTGCTCGTAAAGGTAGATTATCTACGATAGCTACAGTTTCACTTGCTAATAGACCTGACAAAGCTGCGGGTGAAGGTGCAGATAGAGTTTACTTTGAAGAAGCTGGTAAAACAGAGAATCTTAAGGCTGCTTGGGAGTTTACTAGACCTACACTGAAGCCAGGTGCTATTATAAAAGGTTTAGGAATTATCTTTGGTACAGGAGGTTCGATGGTTAAAGATGATGGAGGACAAGGGCATTCGTATGATTTGAACTCATTATTCTATCATCCGTTATCCGCAGAGTTAGCTCCTTATAAGAATATTAATGAATATGAAGAGTCCAGTACAGATGCTGGATGGTTTGTATCTGAACTTTGGGCTTGTTATGGTGCTGAGATAAAGATTAATAATATTAGATTTGATGCACTAGATAAGAATGGTAATGCTTTATTTTGGGTAGGCGAATGCTATCTTAATAAAGAACGTAAGATTAAGAAGGAACATGGTGATATTACTCAGTTTAACCAGTTCTTAACTCAATATTGTAAAACTCCTAAAGAAGCATTCTTAGTTCCTGAAGGAAGTGTGTTTCCTAGTGCAGATTTGCTTGAGCGAGATTCTGCAATTAAACTTACATCTTATGGATATGATGGACTTCGAGTTAAAGGGGAGCTTATAGAGACTGGAGATTCGGTATTCTTTAAGGTTGACTTAGATAACAAGCTTGTTGCCCTTGAAGAACGAGTTGTTACCAGTCTTGATAAAGAAGGTTGTATTCTTAGATATGAAGCTCCACAGAAGATTAATGGAGTTATACAAGATGGTACATATATCATTAGTGTTGACCCTATTGGTCAAGATACAGCTAGTGGTAAATCTTATACATCTATTATAGTAATGAAAACTCCTAAATTTGTACATCATCTTGGGCCATCTAAGATCGTAGCTACTTATAGAGGTAGAGCTAAAGATAGACCTCAACAACATGTTCATGAGTTGTTAATGAAGCTTAGTAAATATTACAACGCTAAGATTACATTTGAAAATGATAGAGATGGAGGTATATTGCAATACTTTATTCGTAAGGGACAAGTACAAAGACTTCTATCAAAACCAGAGCTAACTCTTTCTAAGTTTATGCCTAATGGCTCAAAGACCCTTTTAAGGGAATATGGACATTCAATGGGGACTGATAGACATAAACAAATTGGAGAGGACTTGTTGCTAGAATGGTTATTGACTAGGATTCCTCCAAAGAAAGTTGTTGATGATAAAGGAGAGATTCACACAATTGAAGGCGTACGTAATCTAGACTTACTTGAAGATAGAGTTGTTATAGAAGAACTTATTGCTTATAAACGACAAGGTAACTTCGATACAGTTATGGCTCTTATGGGAGCTATTATTCAGATTAATGAACATTGGAATGAGGACTTCTTAGAGAATAGAAACAATTCTGGAATGGAAACTGCTTCGAACTTTTGGGAAGGAATCTTTATTAATAAATACGGAAGTGAAAAAGAGAAAAAATTATTTAGGGAGAAGACTACTAAAACTAATAAAGATCAAATATCTTGGCATCAAGATTATGATGAAGAAGAATTTTAAAGTTTAAATAAATATGATATTATTTGAAGAACAACGTCTTCCATTTAGTAAGAAGGATAAAGTTTGGAGACAAAACCAAACCGATGCCATCTGTTCTAGAATGAATCAGTTTTCAGGAGATTGGTATAAAATATGGCAAAACTATCGTATGAAGAATAATCAGATAAACCAAGAGGAATATCGTGAGTATTGTGATACGTTAGGTTTGCAACATGGTGAAGGAAATAAGTTTGTGGAACCTTTTAATAAGTCTCATATAATTATTGAGGAGATTAAAGGAGAAGAGGCAGGAATGCCTTGGCCATTTGGAGTTATAAATGTTTCTCCTAAAGCTACTAATGAAGTTATCAGAGAGAAAGAAGGAGAATATAGAAATTATATAGACAGTAAGCTTGCTAATTTAATTGATAAGCAAAAGCAAATAACTGAAGCAATGATTGCTCAGAAAGTACAAGGTATGCCTCCTGTTGAAGCTGATAAGATTATTAAGAAGATTACTGAAGAGTTTAATGCAAAAGAAGCTAAGCTTCTAGATCCTGCTAAGATTGAAGCTAAGTATTCTAGCTATAAAACTAAGAAGGAAAAGACTATTAATAAGTTACTGAAAGCACTTACTATCTCACAGAATCTCAAATGGTTAAAGAATAAAACATTTGAAGATGCTCTGATGGGAGCTAGAGAGTTCGTAGAGATTTGTGTTGATGAATATACAAAGATTCCTTATGTTAAGGAAATTGATATTCTAAACACGATCTATCATAAAACTTCTAATACTCCATTTGTTCAAGATGGAGATTATGCTGGCTATAAGGAAGAAGTTATAGTTAGTGATGTATTGGATAGATATAGCGACGAACTTGACGAAGCTACTATTAAAAGGCTTAGATTACACAATGGTTCTGTATTTGGAACTAATGCTAAGTTTAGTTCTCCTGGAGGTGAATCGCCTTCTAAATGGGAGAACATGAGTAAATATGAATATACATATCAACATCCACTGTCTACAGTTCCTTCCTCAGGAACAACTAATGTAGTGACAGAAGGACTTTACGCATCTGATAGAAGTAGAACTTATGATAACTACTGTGTAGTTTATACTGTTTATTGGAGATCTCAAAGAAGTGTAGGCAAGCTTACTTATACCAATGAGGATGGCGAGTCTATTACAACTATTGTAGGAGAAGATTATCCTGTTCCAGCTAGAGCTAAAAAGGTTAATTATACACCTCATATGTTTTCTAAAGCTTTAACTAAATGGGTTTGGAAGGATTCCAATGATAATGATATGAGTCTCGAGTGGACTTGGATTCCAGAGATTTGGAAAGGAGTTAGAATTAATGGAGATATTTATGTTAAGATAGAGCCTGTTGAACATGCTTATCAATCCTTACTTAATCCTTATAAAACTAAACTTCCTATTCATGGTTATATCTATGATAATAGAAATGCATTCAGTGTTTCTACATATGATAGAATTAAACCTTGGCAGAAATTATACTACATAGTTGCTGCTAAATGGATTAAGCTTATTACTCAAGATAAAGGCATTATTACTTTACTTAATATGCTTATGATGGATAAAGCTTTAGGTCATGAAAGAGCTCTTCAGATTGCAATTGATCATGGTTTCTTACCTTACAATCCTTTAGCTAATACTCAAGGACTTGGAGGAGTTGTTGGACAAATGCATGCTGCTGAGAGATTAGATTTATCTAATATTGAACAATTAACTTATTATACAAAGATTCTAGATTTCATTGAACAACAAATGAAAATGGGAGTTGGTATGACAGATGCAAGATTAGCCCAAACAAGCTCTTCTTCTAATGTTACTGACAATCAAAGAGATATGCAACAATCAATGAACATTACGAATAGTATATTCTTAGGACATGATATGCTTTGGCAATCAGTATTGCAGACTCTCTGTGAGGTTTGTGTTAAAACTCTTGATAGTAAATCTGGATTTATTAGACAAATCTTATCTGATGATGAAATAGCATTGATTGACTTAGGTTTAATTTCACTTGAAGATGAATATGTAGTTATGGCAGGAAACAATGCTAAGAGTTATAGAACCTTACAAGAAGTAAAAGCGCAAGCACAAGCATTAATTCAACTTGATAAAACTAATCTTAGTACATTTATAGATCTTCTTGAAACTGATAATATAACTGAGTTTAAGGAGAATCTTAAGGAGATTGAATATGAGATTGAGCAACGTGAACAACGTATGCAAGAAGCTCAGCAACAGCATGAGAAAGAAATGCTTGAGAAACAACAAGA